GCTTTAGCCGCTGCTAAGAAAGCAGCAAGTGCGAGTAAAATTGGTAAAATAGCTTTAGGTATTGGTACTGCGGGAGTCGCTGCATCTCAATACATAAAATCTAAAATGAATAAGAAAAATAATAAAACTTTAAGAGATGCTAGATTACAAAAAAAACCAGGCATCCCATCAGAAACTACACAAAAAATTAATAAGGCTTTAAGTAATATTAAAACAGTTAAACTTAAGAAAGATAAAAAAATGGGCGGCGGCATGATGATGCAAAAACCTATGGGTTATTCAGAAGGTACACCTACAGGTGTACCAAGAACTCCAAGCAGAAATAACCCAGCAAGGGGGAGAGCAGGAGGAAGAAAAGCTAGAAAAGTTCAATCAGGTGCAGGACCTTTGGGTAGAGCAGGACAAGCAGCGGGTTTAGGAGCTTTAGGTGCAGGACTAACACCAGCAGCAAGAGCAAGAGGTAAAGAAGATTCATCAGTGACACTTGGTAAATATATGAAGGCTAAAATAGATTCCACAAATGAAAGTATTAAAGGTGGAGGAATGAAGGCAGATAGAGTTACTGAGGGTTCGGGTTATAGAAACAAAAGAGGTTTTAGAAAAGATGTTGAAGCAGGAAAATATACACAAACTAAAGATGCAGCTTATTACAAAAGCATTGGTCTAACAGGTAAACGTGGTGATCGAGCAGTTGATGATTTCTTTAAACCTTACAAAAAAAGAAGTGACTACATAAAACTTAAATCAGGCGGTCCTGTAAAAGGTTATTCTAAAGGTTCAAAAAAACCTATCGGATATATGAGTGGTGGTATGATGAAACCTATGGGTTACAAACACGGAACATCTGTTACAGCTTCATGTAAACTAGGTAGAAACAAACCTACTAAAATTACATAGGAGGGACGATGTCCCTAAAGGCATTACTTAAAGCTGGTAGAGAATTACTTAAGGCGGAGAGGCCTAGAGCAACACCGGCCACCGGACAACCGCCCGTACAACAGGCAAGAAGAATAGGAGATAACAATCCCCCTAGTCCCATTGATACACCTAAACCATCACAACAAACAGGAAAAGAATTAGTTACTCAAGAATTAAAAAACCCACCAGTTGTTCTTAAAAAAACAAAACCCCTACAGATGGGTGATGACATGGCACCTGCTTTTGGTTCATCAACATATGATTGGGCTATGAGAATGGGGAGATCTAAATACAGTGCCGATGAGTGGTTAGATCATTTAACTTCAACTAGAAAAGTAAACTTTAAAATATTTGGTAAACCTGCACAAAAAACTATCCGTGAACAAAAAAGATTTAAATACGATTCAGGACCTTTTGCTGGTAAAGAAGTTAATGTATCCAAAGAAGAATTATTTGATTCCAATTTAGCAATATTTAATGAAGCAGGAGATCTAACAGGTGGCCTATTATATGCAGCAAAGAAATTTGGTCTAAAGCTTGATGCTAATGAAGTAGGAGCAATGATCAAACTGAATCCTATCAATAGATTAAAACCAATAGAGCTTGGTGCTAACAAAGGTGCTCAAGAAGCTTTTGATGTAGCTAGTAATAATGCAAGAAATACTATTAGAGATTTACAAGTAAAATACAAAGGAGATATGACTACAAAACCATCTCTAGATGATTTGCAATATTATTTAAAGTTTGATGGTGTGCCTAGTAGAGGACAACTTAGAGAGATTAATGATGCCCTAAAGGTAGCAAACCAAAATGTCAAAGTTGAAGATGTAAAAAGCATAAACAAAGTTATTGGTGAGATCAATAACAAAGCAGGTCCATTGCAAACTACAAAAACAAAATACGGAACTGAATCTAATTACACACTTCAAGGTGGTAAAGACTATAGAGAAACTGTATTTACACTACCAGAAGATATCGTAACTAATTCATCCGTTAGAAATAAAGGTGGACACTTCACAGATGTAATTGGAGATACTAATAATATCTATCATATAAGATACGATACAAGGTTCACACCCGAAGGTAAAAAAGTATTTATGATTAATGAAATACAGTCTGATGTAAACCAGAGTATTGCAAAATCTTTAACTAAAGCCCAACAATTGTCGGGAGAGGCAAGATTAAACCCATTCAATGCAGATATAGAATTAAATTTGCTTGTAAGTCAACGGGGTAAAATGTTAAAGGATTTAGATGAGGCAGTTGCTAATAATGAGTTTGGCAGAGTTAATGCAATTAGTGCTTCTATGAAAGATATTAATACAAAATTACAAAGATTAACTACGAGTAGAGATAGATTTGGAAATACCACTACTAAAGATTACTTTCCTATGGTTGAGGCGGATTCTTACGGAGACCACGCTGTTAAATATTTAATGCAAAAAGCTGCGCGTGAGAACGTTGATTACATAGCTGTTGCCCCTTTCGACAAAGTAAGTTTTAGACAAGGGTACAAAGCAGGTAATGAAAGATTTTATGGTTACGCAAATGGTAAAGGTATTGGTAAAAAAGGAAAAGCTGTACTTCCAGATGTCATGGGTAAGAATGCAAGATTCTATGGATCAACAGCAGGGCCAACAAAAATATCTTTATCCGATCCAACAAAACCATATAAAAAGGTTAGTAGTGACAACTTTAAATATCCATCAGATCACCCGTTGAAAGGTAAAGAAATAAAAAGTAGTTATCATAGTAGTTCTGGTATGAATCCTGAAAAGGGAACTAAAAATATTCCTGAAGGAGATCCACGCTTGTATTTTGATGCATATGCGATTAAAGTGGTTCCACTAATGAGAAATACACAAAAAACTTATAAGTCCAAAGGAGGACTTGTGGTGGATATGTTTAAACCAATAAGGTACAATTAATCATGGCAGTAGAAAAAGTAACAGAGGAATTAGCAGAAGAAGAAGTTGAACAACCGGATGGGTTGCCTGTAGATGTAGAGATCGAAGGTGAAGAACAGGTTATTGAAGAAACTCCTGAACAAGATTTTAATGCAAACCTTGCAGAAGACATGGATGAAACAACTCTTAAAGAGATGGGTTCTGATTTAGTTGAAGAATATAAAAAAGATAGAACTTCTAGAAAAGAATGGGAAGATGCTTATATTAAGGGTTTAGATTTATTAGGAACTAGATACCAAGAAGTATCAAAACCATTTAAAGGAGCTTCCGGTGTCACGCATCCATTGTTAGCCGAAGCTGTCACACAGTTCCAAGCACAAGCTTATAAAGAATTAGTACCCTCTGACGGGCCAGTACGAACACAGGTCATAGGACTACAAACACCGGCCACCGAACAACAAGCCGATAGAGTTAAAGATTATATGAATTACCTTCTGATGGAGGAGATGGAAGACTACACAACTGACATGGATCAGATGTTATTTTATTTACCTTTATCTGGATCTACCTTTAAAAAGATTTATTTTGACGCTTTACAAGATAGACCTGTATCTAAATTTATTCCAGCAGAAGATTTAGTAGTTCCCTACTACGCATCTGATTTAAAAGATTGTGAAAGAATTACACATGTTATTAAAATGACTTCAAACGAAGTTACTAAAAAAATGGCTGCAGGTTTTTATAGAGATATTGATTTAATTGATAGTAGTTCAGAACCAGATTCAATTCAGAAAAAACTAAATGAATTAGAAGGGGTTAAAGGTACTGGATCAGATTATTTAAATACTATTCTTGAGATGCATGTTGATTTAAATTTAGATGAGTTTGAAGATTTTGATGACAAAGCTAAGAAAATTAAAATTCCCTACATTGTAACTGTTGATGAAGGTAGTGGAGAGGTTTTATCTATTTATAGAAACTACAAACCTGATGATCCCACTTATTCTAGAACAGAATATTTTGTTCACTATAAATTTTTACCGGGACTAGGTTTTTACGGTTTTGGTTTAACACATATGATTGGTGGTTTGTCCCAAGCTGCAACACAAGCACTAAGACAATTGATTGATGCAGGTACTTTAAAAAATTTACCAGCAGGATTTAAAGCTAGAGGTATTAGAGTTAGAGATGACGATCAGCCTATTCAACCAGGAGAGTTTAGAGATGTAGATGCACCTGGAGGAAATATTAGAGATCAGTTCTTTAATTTACCTTTTACAGAACCATCACCAACATTATACAACCTTATGGGTTTTGTTGTTCAAGCAGGACAAAAATTTGCTGCTATTACAGATAGTGGTGTTGGTAACGATACTCAAAATAGAGCGGTTGGGACTACAATGGCGTTAATGGAAAGAGGATCACGGGTAATGAGTGGTGTTCACAAACGTTGTTACTACGCAATGAGATTAGAATTTAAAATTTTAGCAAGAATTTGCGGTGAGTCTTTACCTCCAGAATATCCTTATGATGTTTATGGTGGTCCAAGAAATATTAAGCAAGCAGATTTTGATAAGAGAGTTGATATTTTACCTGTTGCAGATCCGAATATTATGTCTATGGCGCAAAGAGTAACTCTTGCACAGGCACAATTACAAATTGCACAGTCAAACCCACAGATGCACAACCTACACGAAGCGTATAGACGTGTTTATGAAGCACTTGGAACAAAAACTATAGATCAAATATTAAAAGCACCACCGAAACAACCAGAACCTTTGGATCCTGCGAAAGAAAATGCACGTGCACTTCAAATGAAATTACTTACAGTATTTGAATTTCAAAATCACGATGCTCACTTACAAGCACACATGGCATTCATGCAATCTAGAATGGTTCAAATTAATCCACAAGTATATGCATTACTACAATCACACATTTCAGATCATATTTCTTTTAAAGCTAAGGCAGAAGTTAAAGAAATGATTATGCAGAATCCAGAAATGGCACAAATGGGGAAAGAAGACCCGCAACAGTTTGAAATTATGTTTGAAGCTGAGGTTGCAAAAGTTGCAGCAAGAATAACTCAAGAATTAGTTCAATCAGAAATGGCAAACCAGAAAAAAGAAGACCCTTTAATTAAAATTAAACAACAAGAAATTGATTTAAGAGCTATGGATCTTCAAAGAAAAGCTGAAGAGACTAAATTTAGAGCTGATCAAGAAAACCAAAGAGCATCTGAAAGGTTAATGTTTGATTATGATAGACTTGAACAACAAGATGATCAGTCTGACGAACGTTTAGAAGTTGCAAGAGAGAAAATGAACAAGAAATAATGTCTAAATATATATTAGGTACAAAAGTATATAAAAACGCAGCTAGTTATTTAAAAGCTAAACTTAAAAAATCAGAAAAAAAAATAGAAGCAGATGATATTAAGGAAATTGAAAATATGTCTAACGATTTTATTTTAAGCGCTAGCTACAAAACATCAAACAAATTTGGTCAAGAAAAAGTTAGATCAAAAGGAAGATACAAAAGACGTAAATGAGAAGAAATAATGAAAAAGGATTAAGTGGAGGGGTTCGTTATGGACCACCACCTAAGAGAGGGCCAAACCCACAAGGGCTAACCGAAAAGAAGTTTAAAAGTGTCGAAAAATACACCAAAAAACTCATACGAAAATCTCCCAACCGAGTCTAAATTACTTTTTTTAGCTGGGGTCTTTGATGGAGAAGGCAGTTTTGGCATTTGGTCAAAGGGAGTAAACAGAAGAAAAGAATTTGCGTGTAAAGTTGAGATGTCAGACTACGACAGCTTAAAGAAATTTTCAGATATGTTTGGAGGAAACCTAACTTTTTGTAAAAAACGCCAAAAACATCATAAACAAACTTGGGCATGGAGACAGAACGGACACAGGGCTTTCTTGATCATAGATAAAATGATAGAATTCATGTGTATAAGAAGACAGGAGAATTATAATGTGGTTAAGCGCGATAAAATTAGCGGCCCAAGCAGGTACGCACATCTTCAAGAAGCGTCAAGAGACAAAGATGCTGATGGCCGATGCGCAAATGATGCACGCAAGAAAGATGGCTCAGGGAGAAGAAGCTTACCAGGGAAAACTGTTAGAATCTAGAAATTCAGATTGGAAGGACGAGGCAGTTTTGATAATTTTGTCGTTGCCTATAGCAATTTTGGCCTGGGCAGTCGTAAGTGACGATCCGGGAGCGATGGACAAGGTAAAATTGTTCTTTGAGATGTTTTCAGAGCTTCCCAAATGGTTTACAAATTTATGGATCCTTGTCGTGGCGAGCATCTATGGTATTAAGGGAACACAAATATTTAAGGGTGGTAAAAAATGAATTTAGTTAGAGATTTACAAAAATTAATTAAAGATAAAAGAATTAAAGATTCTGCTACAGCACAACTTCGTAAAAGAAG